GGAGTAGCCGCGCCCACCACGTGCAGCCAGCCCCACTCGCGCGGATCAGCCAGCAGCACCGTAATCGCAGTGTTGAGGTCGCTCAGCGTGTACGTCGGCGCAGAGGTCGTGGCTGTGTAGACGTCCCCAGCCGCAAACGACGTCCCGCCGCCGCCGTTGGTAAACGTGAGCGTAAGGCCGGTACCCGGCAGTGCGTAGGTGCCAGCGATAGGCACGGCAATCTCAGGACTCACGTTGTCCCCGCCGTCGAGCGAGTACCTAAACGCAGCAGTCCCAGCCGCCAGATTTACCCCATCGCGGGTGATGCGTACCTGGAGCGCGTAGCTATCGAGCGGGTTGCCGCCGATTGCGAGAGTGCCGGTCCCAGTGCCGGTTTTGGTGACGCTGGAGATGCTCCCGCCAACACTGGCGTTGACGCGGATGGCGTAGACCGCGCCTCCGGACAACGCCAGGTGGGTTGCCAGCGCCTCGGCCAGCGGTCCGCTGCCAAACGTGTCCTGCACCTGTTTGAGGTTGGTGACGGAGACAATCTCATTAACCGGCCCACTCGAGGCCACCCCAATCTTAGCCGAGACGCCATCCGTCGGGGGCGGTAAAATCCCCAGCGAGCCGTCCTGGATGCTAAACCACACATCAGGCAGTAGAGGTTGAGGCATTAGCGGATCACCTCGTTTTCAGCCGCATGGAGTGCGGCGCGATAGTCGTTTTCTGCGCACTCGTAGCCGACCGGCCAGTTGTATTTAGCCTGTGCTGCTGCAAACAGCCACGCAGGAGTCCCCAGCGCGTCACGCCAGGCCTCCACAGGCCGCCGCGTAGGCTGTTGCATAGGCTCAGGATTGTCGGTTACCGTCTGTTTTTTCTCTGCCATAGTTCTACCACCTCACTCCTGCGCTAATGGCCAGGCGGAATCTAGCGTCAGGCACAACCGCTCCCAGCTCCAGCACCGCCCACCAATCGCGCAGATAGAGTCCCAAAGCGGTGTAGGGTGTAAATCCGCCAGGGATTCGCGCATCGAAGCCTGCCGCCAACTCCAATGGTCCCGCGCTCCACAGCGTTTGTTCAACGTAGCAGGCCAGCCGAGGTGCTAGGCCAAACTCAGCCCGGCACGCTGCACGGCCCCCCGCGCTAGCGCAGCCGAGCGCGGTCAGCATCGTTGCCAGTATTGCCAGCCGGAGCGGCATTTGACCCCCTCGCGATTCCGCGCAATAAATCGACGCCACCGGATGCCAGCAGCCCGGCACTCAGGCCAAACATGAGCCAGTCGTTGCTGAGATATCCGAGGAGTTTCCCAGCATAGGCTAGCGCTACGCCCAGCACCAGCGAGACGCCCACCACCGCAACCCCCTCGAGGCCCCGCAGCACGTGCTTGCGCACCAGCGCAATGAGCGCAGCGATAACCGCCGCCAACGACGCGGTGGAGGCAAACCAGGCCGAGATATCGGTGGGGATCGTATCCCCCTGTGCCAACGCCAGGCCGCCAAAAACCAGGGATGCTAACAACAGTCTATGTATCATTGTCCCTCCCATCGGATGTGCGCTATGTGCGCGTCCTCTAGATTGACTACGACAGGTCCCACGCCCGGGTTGCCGTACAGACGGCTGGAGCGCCTCGCAAACCGCCGTGTGGCGTCCATGTGCTGCTGCAAAAACGCCAGCGGGTCGAGATAATCCCGTGCAATCGCGTCTCGGTTGCGTCCGTACCAGTTGTCCGCCGGGAGTTTGGCACGGCGCACCTCAAAATGGAGGTGTGCCAAAAACGGACGTCTAGGATCGCCTTTACCGATACTCCCTATGGGTTCCCCCGCCCAGATGCGCTGTCCGGGAGATACGCAGATGTGCGCTAGGTGCGCGTATTGCGAGGCGAGATACCGCATGCTGAGCGCCTCGGCTAACTCGGGGTGCTCGATGAGGACGATGTTACCCCACACGGGGTACGGCTGCGCAGCCAGTACGACGCCATCGGCGATAGCCACGATGGGATAGCCGAGATCACCATCGCCATAGGTGCCTACCACGTTGAGATCGACACCCGGGTGCTCGTCAGGCGTCATCCCGTTGCGCCGCCGCCACTCGGGATAGGATGGGTCCAAAAACGTAACATCCACTCGAGCGCGGCCCGGCTGCGGAAACGCGTGCAAAACCCTCATGCGATAAACCCTCCACACTCCTGAGCGATGCCTTGCAGCGTTGCAAACCGTTCGGCCTCGAGGATAGGTGCAGCCACAGTCAGCCGCAGCGTGTAGGCCAAACCCAACGTCAGCCAGGTCTCATCGCTCCAACTGCCACCCTGTAGCTGCACCGGCACGCTAGCCACGTGGCGCAGCGCGGTTAGCGTCTCACCTAGCATCCCCTCGGCCTCGTCGATATCGCGACCCCACAGGATGAGGTCGTAGCCTGCCTGCCGCGTCCACAGCACGCGGCCTGGGCCAACCGCCGCACGCTCTGCGCCACCGTAGGTATCCGCCGTAGGGACGAGCACCAGCCTGGGAGGCACATCGTGCTCACCTAGGTGCTGACGGCCTAGATAGAGTGGCGTCCCCTGCGGCAATGCAGCACTCAATGCGCTAAATAGACTGCTCGTCAGCATGGATATAGCTCCTGATGGCGGATTCGATGGCTGATTTCCAGCGCGGGGACAACCCCGGTTCCGAGATAAACGGACGTGCTGGAATGGTTACAGATTTTACCTGCACCCAGCGTCCACGGCCTGATGTGCGTTTGCGCGATCCCCCCGCGATGCGGAATTTGAGGTAGGGTGCGCGTTTAGCCGCGATCGTTGCGCCGTACTGGTGCGTGATTGCGTACTGCACGTTGGTGCCGATCGAGAAGCCGGTTGGATTAGCGCCGTAGCCAAACGAGCGCCGCAGGCGGCCTGTGTCTGAGAGTGTCTGACCACCCTCGAGTTCAGCGCGCAGGGATTTTTTCCAGGGACGACCCCACGGGTCACGCTCCTCGGCGAACGAGGCGGCAACCTGTTCGCGCGCGGCCTCAGCGGCTACACGCGAGAGGCCGGTGCGCCACTCTGGCATGGCCATGTTGTGCGCCAACTGCACCAGCCGTTCCAATTTGGAATACTCGCCGCGTATCATGGCCAACGCCTGGGTGACGTGTACGCCTGCAATCCCTCATCGGGAGTGGTAGGTGAGGCGTCGGTGACGCCTACGGGAGTGGTGAGGCCTCTGGCGACGTTTTCGAGCCAACGCGTAGCGTCCTCAGCGCGCAGGCGTAGGTGCTCATCAGTGGCGTCAGGCGCAAATCCGCGAGTCGCCATGATGTCATAGGCCGCCAGGATCGCCACACAGCGGCGCAAATCGCCACCCCAGGCAGACAGCGGCAGTTTGTAGCGTGCCTGGAGGTAGCTATCGGCTAGCCTCGAGGCGGCCTCGAGTGCGGTATTGATAGCGATAGGCGAGACGCCAGCCTGTGCGTTGAGGCGCAGGCCCAGACTGGCTAGATCGTCCGTGGTGGCGTAGGCGGCCATTAGCGTTTCCGTTTAGCGGGTTTAGCAGCTGGTTTAGCGGGTTTAGCAGCGATCTCCTCAGCGATCTCCTCAGCGATCTCCTCAGCGTCCTGCTCAGCGATCTCCTCAGTGTCCTGCTGAGGCTGAGGCTGAGGCTCACCCAGCAGCATCGGGTAGTGGCGGCGCAGCGACGAGAGTCCCATACAGCCTCCTACTGAGTGATCAGCCGTACGATGCCGGGTTTGTTGATGCCCGGCAGACGAGAGTAGCAATGCGCCACGTAGTAGATGTTGCAGGACAGGATATCGGCATCAACGAGGATGTCCCGGTCGGTCTCAATCGTAGGCACGCGGTTGTACCACAGCGCCAAGGCGCCGCGCTTGATGAGCAAGGTGGTGTACTTGGTCGGCGTGCCAGCGATGGTAGGCGCGCGGTCAGAGACGATTAGCGGCAGGCCGAGGATACTCGGCAAGCCACCCTGCTGTGCATCGGTAAACAGCGGCAGGCCGTTGGCGTCCCGGATTTTGCGCAAATCCCCCAACACCTTGGAGTGCACGACCACGGCGGCGACGTCCTGGCTCTGATCCCCCCACCCCTGGAGCGCATCCACGATAGCGTCGTAGCTGATGGTGGCGGTTGACCTGTCCACCACAATCTGGCTAGCGGCGCCTGCCGCGGTCAGCAGCGCGCTGTCAAATTTGCGGCGCGCACCCTCGATGATCTGGCGGCTGACCTCGGCGTAGGGGTCGGCATACATGGCGGCCATCTGCGCCCAGGTCGTGATTTCGACCGCTTTACCCGCGCGCTGCACGTTGGCTGTCTCGCTGGTCATGGTGAGTGTGGCAGGCACCAGCGCCACACCCTCAGCCACGTCATCAAACTCGCCGATGCTGCCAAAATACGGCACTTTGACAACATCCCCACCGCGGCTAGCCTCAGGCAGGGTAGAGGACTCGACAGCCGCACCGGTGCCAAACAGCGCGATGCGGTTCGGCCAACCGCCTGCTACGGCATCGGCCAAGATTTCCGGGATAACTAAGTTGCTACGGGTAGTTATAGGCATTGCTTACCTCCTAATAGCCCAACGCCTCATGGCGCAGGCGGTGGTACTCCTCACGGTTTTGTTGGTAGAGATCAGCGCGCTCGCTGCCGGACAACTCAGCCCAGGATTTGTTGACGCGGATGGGTTCGGTGGCGGCGGCCGTTGCTAGCACACGCGGCGCTACAGACAGATAGGCCTCGAGTGCCTCTACGCTCAACGTGCGCGCCCAGCTGAGCATGGCGGGTGTCAGGCGTCCCTCACTCTGGCCTCGCTCGATGAGCCTCTCCTGCTGCTCGCGCACGCGCTCAGCGCGCAGAGTCTCGAGCTCACGGGTGAGGATTTCCACCTGCGTGTGCGCCTCTCGCCAGGCGAGAATCACGGCCTCAATCTGTTCCGGCTGCTCGCGTCCGGTCAGAGCGCTCAGCCTTGCCAAAACTGCTTCCTGTTTTTCCATACCTGTTCCCTCCTTTAGAGGCATTCCATCCCGGCTAGCAACGAGGGGTTGCAGCCGTTTAGTGGCGGGGATGTTGGTCAGCGCGATATTGATCAACTCGACGATGCGTCCCTGCTCATCGGCAAAAAACGCTGGACTGATGTAGCGGTATTCGCGTTGAGCTAGCATTTCGCCGGCACGTGGTGTCCACTCGACATTGACCGCCCACAGGCCATCGGTGCGCACCTCGAGGTCAAACCAACCCGCAGCTGGTACGGGTCCGTTGTTGACGGGCTCGAGGGCCTGGTGCTCGTAGTCGATCGAGAGGCGGTTCCCGTAATCTCGCCAGGCCGCCATCAGCTGCTCAGCGGCGACCGGATCGAACGAGAAACGGCCTTTGACCGTCTCAATCGGTCCAAACGGGAAAATCAAAAACTCCCTCGGCGGTTGCCCAGGGAGCTCGAGGGTGAGCATTGCACGGTTTTTCATCGCATGTTTCCTCC